GATGTCGAGAATGTGAACACCGGGTAGAACCTAATGATTTAATTAACATTAAGGTTACGGAGTTATAACACTGGCAGGAGTAGACCCAGAAATGGAGGTTCTCTTGGACTTATATGTTTAAGAAACTGAAATACGTCTTGAGGGGGAGACGCAAAAACCCCCTCGGACAAATATGGTTCGCTATTAGAAATAATCGGGCCGAAATGTACTCGTCTTTGGGCGAGGTTCACCTATCTTTGGAATCTTTAACGGATAGAATCAATAAACTTGAGTCTAAGCCTAAAAGAGGTCGACCAAAGAAAGTTAACTAACGGTAGTAAAGGAGGCCAGAATGGCAAAAGTACTAGTACAGACCTTTGGACGTGCTCCTCAAACTGTGGAAGCTGACAATCCAGCTCAAATAGCTGAAAAGTTGGACATTATCACAGAGAATACGTCCATTACCATTAACTCTGCCAAGGGTAGCCTCGACAGTAATCTAAGAGAGAATGATTTTGTCTCTTTCGCTACTTCGAAGGTTCATTCCGGGAGATAGTAATTTGGGGCAGTTGGAGAGTGCAGACAGCCGTCAACGTAAGTCCCCATTTACTTTGAAAGGAGTATAATGGCAAATTTAATGAAACATTTAGTAACCAGATGGTTATTCAAAAATTATTTTCATCACCGTACTTCAAATGAACCTCGAATTAAGAGTCATCGAGAATTTGATGATATGTATGAAATGTTAGTGGATAAAGGAGTCGAGTTCTATGACGCCAACTGGTTAACTAAATCATTTCAAATTAGGGTTGGAAAACCTAAAATGAGGGCTCGAAGAGTCCTTACTCTGCCATCTTATTCAATGTCAATGAATCTACATGAAAATGGCGTTATTCGGTTATTCCCTGACTTAGAGGATTATCCTGAAGTAACACATGTACGTAGAGCATTGGGTAGTTGGCCACAAGGTGCTAGACTACAGTTTAGTACACATCCTCACGTGACACATGATGGTGCACCCTGTCTCGGGGACTTTAGTAACCCGTGGGCTACTTGTCTAAGAAATAATGATTTATTGATGTTTATTAATGTCGCTAAGTCATTTCTAAATAATTGGACAAGAGGTGATGCGTATTGGGACATTAACAGAGTCCATCGCAACTGGGAAGCTACAGGCAAGAGACGAGGTATCAACTTTGCAGATTGGCATTACTATAGAATACAGATTAAAGCTATAATTAATGAGCATAGTTCACGTAACAATAGGGCTCCATATAGATTTATTAGGACATGGAGCTCATTTGAGAACAGTGAAACATTCGATATGATGGAATCACTAGGCTATGATGCATTAGATACAATGTTGTATCATGCTGTACATCACTGTATGGTTAAACCTATGTGGGATACCAGAAATGGTGATTTACAACAAATCATTAACATGACTCAGAGACTGAGAGAATTGTATATTAACACTCATACTACATTTAGTGATGATTTTCCTTTGAACTTTAAATGTTATAACTGGACAGAGGACTCACTTACTAATAGTAACAACAGACATTCACGAAGTCTAATGACACGTGATGCTCGTTGGACTGTTGACTCTGTATTAGAGAATATGAAGTATGGATGGTCACAATTACAACATGACTCTGATAGTCTGGGCCCATTATTTACACCTATGGATATAGTAGAATCAAAGAAAATATTCTCTTTATCTGAACCGGGAGACGATGGTGTCTATCATATTCGTTCTGATAGATATAAGTATTTAACAGAAGACCAATGCAAAGAAGAGCTAGGTCGGTTTATATACAATAACATGTTTCGTGGTAGTGGTGGTGACTTTCCTAAAGTCATCGAAATGTGGCGAGAAATGATTAATATAGATTCACAGAGTGGTAGAATATCAGCCGCAGGTATGGGAATAACTATTGCGGAACTAGGTGCATTTGAAGCAGAGTTAAAGTTAATTGTGAGGAATTACCCCAGAGATGAAGACCCAAGTGTCAGAAACCAACAAATAGGTGGTGTCGCTTGGAATGTATTCTTAAAAATAGCGAGAGCTGTTGCTCCGGACATTACTGTAACAGACAGATTAACAACAAGAGGGTTTGTCGAGCTTTACAGAAAACATTTCCATATAAAGACATGGCGTCTTATGGAAGAATCCTTTAGACAAATGACAAGGAGGATAATACGTGGCAAAGAAGAACAAATCCACGAAACTTACGGTACGGTTGCCCAATCAGATGGTGGAGAAAATCAACTATCTATTGACACGCTTTAAAAGTACCGAATGGTCTGGGCCTGCGTGGTATACGTTAAAAGCGAGAGCTAGCAACGGATTTCCGCAGGAAGTTGAATTAACATACTTCAAGCCTATTGACCTTGGTAGTACTGCTTCAACTGAAGTAGATGGTGAAGCACTGGGAGAAATACTGCCTGAAATATATAAAAGTCTTCCAAAACTGAAGAAGTCATATCTTGGATTGATTCATAGTCACCATAATATGGGTGCTTTCTTTAGTGGCACGGATAAAAGTACTGCATTAGAACAAGCTCCGGGTGACGGACTGTTCTTTTCAACAATAGTAGCACATGAAAAGAAGAAGTTCTGCTGTGGTGTGTCATACCGTGACCAATTTGGCTTACCTAACTTCATTGAAGGCAAGGTGAGGCATGGATATAAGGCTAAAGTAAATGATGCTTGGAAGAAAGAAGCCGATACTATCGAAGAGGAGTCACGTACTACTCCAACGGTAGTCGGATGGCAACATAATCAACATCAGCTTAATTTAGCTAATGGATGGGGTTATAATCGTGGCGTTCTCAGCCCCAAAAAAAAAACGAAGACGCTGGAAAGCAAAGTGATACACCTATAACAGATGCATTACTTTTAGCTGACCAATTACATTGTGAGGTAATTGAAGGTGCACTTACGGAACATCAATTTATCGAACAGATGAGAGACAAATGTCCTGACATTGACCCTCATTTATTCGTGTCTGGATACTATGACGATGAAGCTGACGAATATCCTTACAACTTCGGGGAGATAGATTTTTAATTCAGTGTAAGAACCCTCCTCGGTTTACTTGGTATTAAATCCATGCGGTGACATGTGGATATACCAAGGTGCTATCACATTACACTGATATGGGGCTGACGCACACAATACTGGTTGGTAGAGTGAGGCATCAAGGGATTAAGCTGTAATAGCTTCCCCTTGAGTGTCAGCCCCTAAATTATTCATAGGTGATTGTTGTAATAAATCTAGAATCCTATGCAATACGGGGAACGGAACTATTCCGACCCTATTTATGGGGAGCACTGAAGCCAACAGTAATGAAGCCGACTGTGTGAGCGTGAGGTAAACTTCATTCCGAGGTTAATAAAGCCGAAACACGTTAAAGCCGGGATGTCGCTCCCCTAAAAATTTTAACTAATAAGGAGAGACAAATGACTAAAATGAAAACTAGATTCTTACGTAACAAAGAGCTTATCCCTTTAAATAAGTTGTCTGAAATAGGCATTGTAGGTTTAGGGGGCATTGGTTCTTTTATGGTACAATCACTTACTATAATGGGGTGGAAAACCATTGTCGCATGGGATAATGATACTGTTGAAGAGCATAATTTAAGCTCAACAGCATATCCTATTGGGTCGGTAGGGAAGCAAAAATGGAACGCTGCCACTGAATTACATATGCAATATTCAGAAGATTGGCAGAGATTTGAACCTATTCCTTTTAAACTTCAAAAGTCGACTCAACCGTGGCGCAAAAACCCTGAATGTGGTAAGGTATTACCAAAAATGATTGTCTGTACAGATGATATGGAATCAAGGAAAATGGTCTATGAAATGTGGAGTAAGGAGTTAAAAGACGCACATCCAAGGGAACAATACCCTGATGCATTCTTGATAGATTTACGAATGGGAGCTACTGTAACAGAAATGATAACAGTAGTGCCTACACATGATAATTATATGGATTCATGGATGCCAACAGCAGATATGACACCAGAACCGTGTAGCATGAGACATACTATCTTTGCAACACAGCATATAGTATCATTAGGTGTAGCTCAGGTCTATAATATCGTGGCAAACATGGCATTTTATGACTATATTAGGGCTAGCCTGACCCCAAATGAGGTCAATTTTGGTAACTTAATTGTACCAACAATGCAGAAACAAGGAGATGCGAATGCAACATCCACAGATAGCCGTGAGAACGGTGTCTACAGATTGGAAGGCAATGCCAGCCGGTCTGACTTATCTGTTCATAGGGCAACCTAAAACAGGTAAAACTACTGCTACTTCTAAATGGAGTGAAAAAGGCAGTGCTGGTGTACTTCTACTAGATACAGACTTAGGTTCTGATTTCGTAGAAGGCGCAAATGCGGTTACTATAACTTCTTTAAATCCACCTACTAGACCTTTATTACATGAAGGAAAGAAGGTGACGAAGAATGGTATAACGCAGAGTGAGATAATACCACCAACAGAACGAGGTTATACTCATAGAACAGGTGATAACAAGGGTGAACCTTGTGAATCCTATTCTCTTATTGAGGTGTATAACTGGTTAAATTCTGATTGGGACAAATTACCTTACGATACCATAGTAATTGATACTATTGGACAGGTCAACACATGGATTGAAGCCATAGTATGTGAAGAACTGGGAATCTCAGCAATGGGAGAAGGTCAATGGGGCGCAGATTGGGGTAAAGCTCGTCGGAAGAACATTGATGTAATTAAAAGATTTCAAACTCTTTGTAAAAAGAAGGGTGGGAATCTTATATTGGTTTCACATTCAAAAACAACTGTTGTGACAGACGGTAAGGCGCAATTAGGGCCGGAACTTCCAAGAGGACTTGGTTACTCATTGGCCGCTAAAGCGGATGTCATAGGTTACACTACTGCTGATAAAGATGATGGAAAATTCTATGTTTCTTTTGAAGCATATGATGAAAGAATCGTAGGCTCTAGACTTAGACCTTTAGCTCAAAAGATTCTTCTATTTGATTATGAAACAGTGTGTAATGAAATCCTAAACTACAAGGAGGAAGATAAATGAGTGATACTCGTTTTCGTCCAACAGACCTAGAAGCCACTAAAGACGGTGGAAGTAGATTTCTAGGTTTCCTTCCAGTAGCAATCATGGGTTATGAAAACAAATCTCATCTATATAGCTGGGCAGATGTTTTCATTTCCGTGACTCTACAAATTGATGGCTCACAATATGCAACAGAAATGAAAGTTGCAGGGTCATACGATAAAGAGGCTAATGGTAATATCAAATCATGTACATTACTCAAGCGACTATATTGGTTGTTTGACGTAGTAGGCTTTGAAGGAGGCCCGGATGTACAAGGTAACTGGGTAGATAAAGATGGCAATGAAATAAAAGACCTCTGTAAACATCTTGAGGACAATCATTCCACTAATCCACTAGTACCTAAGTTTGAATACTATGCGTATGTTTATAAAGAGGTCAGTAAGAAAGACCCTAGTAAATCATACACTACGGTATATCCAAAACTTACCCCAAACACGGCCGCAGGCATGAAAGACTTAGAAGGCTATATAGCATTCATAAAGTCTAAAGGTCTAATCCGGGAATGGGATGGAAAATCATCGACCAAGCCAGTTTCTAATGGCGAAGGTGACGTTAATTCGACATCAAATACGTTCTAAATGTACGTAGAGATAGCTATCGGGAGTCCCTCTAAACGGGGGACTCTCGTTCCATTAGAAGAACTATGGGACATGGTCTACGAGAATGGGGCGAGTCAGGCAATCTTCAGAAGTGTATACATGTACGATGAAGAGGCCGCCGACTTTGTCAAGAGAAGTGGGAGTATAAAGAATTATTTAGGGACTAGATACATAGATGAGATACCTATAGACATTGACAAAGGCCAAAACACAGATGAATACACATTAAAACAAGCTCAAGCGGTAGTGATATACCTTGAAGACGCTATGGAGTTAAAGGATGGTAACTTTCAAGTTTACTATTCTGGAACTGGTTATCATATCTGTCTGAGTGAAATGTGTTTCGGCTTTGAAGCCTCACCTGATTTGCCCTACATCGTAAAAGAAACAATAGCAGGTATTGATATAGACGTAGTATTTGACGCTAGTATCTATTCAAGAACTGCTTTAATACGCCTTCCACATACAATGAATGTTAAGTCTCAACTATTTAAAGTACCGTTAACAAGAAAAGAGTTAATGACTTTAAAAGTCGAAGAGATACAGAAAATAGCTTCCGATAGAAGACTAGATTTCGGTATAGCAGAACTCTGGGGCGAAGGCAATCTAATTGGTCTTATTAGAGATGAAGTACCTGAAGTAAGGGACATGAAAAACATAGTAGAGCCACGTAACGTGGTATCTTGTTTACAAACACTATGGAAACGTGGGCCTATGGAAGGTAACAGAAACAACACTATTCTACGAATGGCATCGCACTATTGTAGACATGGTGTACCTAGTGAGGCCGCAAAGGCGGCGATATTGCATTGGAATAACAATCAATTAAATCCCCAAGTAGTTATTGAAAAGGTCGAATCAACATATAACTATGGGTATAAATATGGTTGTAACGATAGCATATTATCTTCCGTATGCGAACCAAGATGTGTTTATTACAAAAACAAAGACTATCTAATAGAAGTCAAAGGTGCTCGAGAGTTACAGAAGGATTTAGCAGAAAGATTAGAAACAGATTATACTGGAAGAGTAATTGACTTAGGACGAATGTTCGGACTGAAAGATAAGGACTGTGTAGTATATCCGGGTGAATTAGCCACTATATTTGGGCCCACAGGTAGCAACAAAACTACTTTAGCTCAAAACATAGTATTAGGCTATGACTTTAAAGAAGATTGTATCAGAAAAGAATGGACACAACCTACTTTATACCTTTCCCTTGAATTAAGTGGTTGGTATTTGCACAGAAGACATCTTCAAATAGTAAGTGGTATGGACAAAGAACATGTTACACGAAATCACGCTTATATAGGTGAAACTTTTAAAGATTACGTGAAACATATAAATGTTCAAACTGTGTCTGCTACACCAGAGATGATTCAACAAAAGATTGCTGAACTTCAACCTACTGTAGTAGTCATTGATTACATAGACCTATTAGAAACTCCTAGAAATATCAGGGGTGAATATGAACAGATTCGTTACATCAGTCACTTTTTGTCTAATCTAGCAGTAAATATGGACATCATCATTATACAAATTTCTCAAGTATCGAGAGATTATAGTAGAAATGAAGTACTTGATATTTATGCTGGTAAAGGCAGTGGTGCTATAGAAAATGCATCAAGAAAAGTAATTGGTATCAATGGTAGGCAAGATGAGAAAAGTAAGACTGTCTCAGTATTTAAAAATTCCGATGGAGACCTATTCGAAGTTGATTTAGAATGGCATCCATCTTTCCGCCTACCAATAACTGAAGGGATTGGATTAGCATGAAAGTAAAACACATCATTAAGGTCGAGGTTGACACAGCAGTTAAACTCGGTCTTATTCAGATGGCTTCACAACAAAAAAGGTCTTTAAAGAGACAATGTGAATTTATCTTAGAAAAGGAGAGTCATAACTATGGCAAAAAAGACGACTAAGGAGCTTTTAGGCGAGTATATTGACCTTGAAATACAGGCACAGTATACCACAGAAGACAACGACGTCGGCGAAATGCTAGAGAAAATTGATGCAGTTAAAAGCACAATTAGAAAGAAAGTCGATGGTATCGACCATTTCATGGTTGAACTAAGTAGACGTGAACATTTAATTGATGCTGAAATTGAAGCTCTCAAAACTGAAGAAACTAGATTAAAAGTAAGACGGAAAGCCGTTCAAAGTCTAAAAGACTATTTCAATACTGTATTATTACCTATGGTAGTAGACGAATTGGGAGATGAAAACGGTGTTTTCGAAACTGATACCGCAAGGTATAAGTTGTATGAAACTTGGGGCCCAACCATTGTCTTGGATGAAGATGAAGTACCAGATGATTTTAAGAAAGTGACAATGACAGAGTCGATAGACAAAATGAAAGCCAAGAAAATACTTACTACAGGAGCTAAAGTACCCGGCCTTACTATTAATAAAATAAAACGAATAAGGAGGTCGTGATGAGTTGGTTACTTGATATATTTATAATGCCAACTGGCTGTGCTATAACATTATTCAAGATGTTTCAACTATGTGTGGTATATCTTGAAACAAGTGAAATGGACTACAATCAGGAAACATACGAAAGTAAGGCAATAGATATTTCAATAAGTATTTACAAATTTTCTACACATTTACATTTAGTCATAGCAGAAAGGAACCTATGCCAAGACGTTCAACTAGCCAAGAGTTAGTAATATTAGAATTATTAGAAAGTGGTGTTAAAGTAACGCCGATGATGGCTCTAAATCGTTGTGGCTGTTTCCGACTTGCGGCAGTAATACATACACTGCGCAAAAAAGGACATCCGATTAAAACGAATAGAATTGAAAGTCATACCGGGAATCGTTACGCAGAATACTCCTTATCGAAATTGATATGAACAATAGGGGTTGTATCAAGTGTGATTAAGGAATGAGGGCGAAGACCGACTTTCCCAAAAGGAGGTCGGTCGAGCCCGATAAAGGAGGAACTATGGGAGCATTTAATAAAATGGGAGGTCACGCCGGTCGGAGCCCGGGCAGGCCTAAGAGTACAAAGACAAAGACTGAATACGAAAATCAAGAATATACTGAGGATTGGAACTGGTTATTTGGACTACATGGAAAGGGTGCATCTGACGACTATAAACAAAGAGAATTAATGAATAATGTACATGGTGGTGAGAAGAAATCAAGTCAATATAGAATAAATTATTGTAAACAATGTCATAAATGCTGGGAAAAGGTTAGAAAAACTATTAATTTAACAGGATGTTTATACTACGAGGATTTCCCTACACTTGGTAAACGACGAGTCATCTGCCCAGAGTGCGCCAAAAAAAGGTCATGATTACGGAATCGCAAAAGACGACAAAAGTTTTCAAAATCTTGGGACTGCGTATTCTTTTAATCCGAGGTCGGACTACTCCTTTCATCCTGATATTGTTAATGTACAAACCATAATACAGTTTTACAAATGGATGGAAAGAATAGGTAAAATAGAGAAGGGTGGCCCAGCTTGGAAACGAATGGAACAGTTGCGTGACAAAGGTTTTAATAACAAAACAAGATTTTAAAGAAGTATTACATCCAGTACATCGTACATTCTGGGAAAAAGCATACAAAAAGTTATCTGCTAAGATGAGTACATTAATTAGTAGTCTGAGAAGACGAAGTGAACAAGCAGACGTTCTATTCGATATAGAAAAAAATGACATAAGACAGATGTTTTATGACGCATACGGTAAGAACTGTAGATACTGTGAGAAACCATTAACATTTAGAAATATAGCTTGTGACCATATCATACCACTTGTAAAGAATGGGGCAACTACTAAAGATAATCTACAATTAATATGTAAAGCATGTAATGCAAGGAAAGGGCCATTAAACGAGAAAGATTTTGATGTGCTAATGCAGTTGGTACAAGAGCTTCCCGACGAAATTAGCACTTGGGTAATGAAGAAGCTCGCCAAAGGAGGTCGTTACTAATATGAGTAACTGGCAATTTGACACTGGGATACCTATCCCACCTATTGACACCAGACATACTGGAACATACCGTTCTAAATACATGTTCATAACAGAACTAAATGTCGGGCAGTCAGTATTCGTGCCTGAATGGAAATTCAAGACACAACTAGTGAATCAAGCGGTAGCTAGATTTGCAAAGAAACTCGACAGAAAGTTCACGACGAGACGTAGAACGGAAAATGATAAGTACGGAATCCGGGTATGGAGAACTCGTTAACGAGCAACGATAAGGTATTAGCTTTAATCCGTGAAAGACTTGAATTAGGTCAGAAACGGTATGGCGGAGATATACCTGTTCGTGGGGAAGGTGGGAGAGATAACTTGAAAGAATCTATTGAAGAAGCTATAGACCTATCAACATATCTCTCTGCAACCCTTATTGAATTAAAAGAGAAACGTGACATTCCTAAAGTCAGTTCAACTGGATTTAAAGCAGAACCAGAAACGGTAAGGCTTTTACTCAGCGGATTACACACGCTTTATACTAAGCAATATGAGGAGAATCAGTTAGATTATTGTACGAAAATAGATACTTTGATTCAGAATATAAAGACTCATGTAAAATGGACGGACGAAGAAGAGGCGAAACTCTTGAAATAAAATCTCGGGGGAACGGGATACCCACAGCTACCAACCAATATAGTGAAGATGCTCCTTCACCTAATTCTGTTCCCCCAAGTGCTCTCGAACAAGCATACCATTTCTTAGAAACTGGTAGACTAAATACCGAAAATTATTATAACGTAAGATGGAGGTTCTATGATGAATCAAGCTTTGAGTAGTGCGCAAGGTCATTGCGCTAACTGGAACGCTGGTAAGTGTTTAGGGGCAATGCTAAGATACGATAAAAAAGGAAAAGCTATGCATATGTGGATAGACGAAAACTTAGCAGGCAAAGATTGTACTGTAACAAAAGGATGTGATTACTTTAATCATATAGTCACTCCTTCTTTAAACACTGGGTACTAAAAGGGGGGTCACCCCCTTTTACTTTAAAAAACCTTAGCATTAAATGAATCGGCTAAAAACAACATTCCTCATACCGACAAAATCACCATTGTAGTGTCCTAAAGCATCGTTAGTCTTAGCAGATATTTCATATAGCTCTGCATCAATCTTAAATCCCATACCAAGTAGAATGTCTATAACCTTCTTATGACCTTCTCGTACTTTATCTCTAATGGGTAGCTGGTCTCCTAAAAATGCTTCAAGTTCAACCAATATAGACTTACACTGTGGTATCACCTTTTTTAAGCCACCATTAATTATCTCTGGTTCTATACCATCTACATCTATCTTTATATGAGTAGGATAAGGCATACCTTTATCCACCATATTGTCCATACTATCCATAACACATCCAGTAATTCTTCTAAATTTCTTTGGGTCTCTCGTTTCACTAGGACTTGACATAGCACCATTTCCACTAGAACCCTGAGCACCATTACGTACACCTAACATATGATAATTATTAGACTCACCAACAGCCATTGGGTATGCAAGAACTACGTCTTGTACCTCATTCAATTCTATATTCTTTTCTAAGATGTAGAAGTTTTCATAATAAGGTTCAAAAGCAATGACCTTACAACGCTTTATAACCGCTGTATAGATGCTATATCCCCCTACACAAGCACCAATATCCCATAATACATCACCCTTTTCCATACTGTCAAGCCACTTAATGGTCTCTGGCTCTTTCTTTAACATGGATAATGCTCTCCACGTCAAGAGTCCATCATAAATATCTTCCATCTTATCTTCGTTTTCTTCAGGTGACTCACAGAAATACTTTAGCACTTTTCCATGAATACCTACTTTAGCGATATGAGTAAATAGATGAGGCACTAATGACCTTTATTATATGAATTTTCAATTTGTTCACGTTTCCACGATATCCAAGTCCACTTAATCAAATCCACCCACTGTTTAGCAATCACTTGTGGACTATATATCGGTCTTATGAAATCCTGCCCCTTCTTAATCATAAGCTTAGCCTTAAGTTTATTATCTAAAGCCCACTTTATACCTTCGTCAACATCCCCCATCCATATATAGTCTTTAAACTTCTGCCAAGACTTCATCTCTACATTAGGGGTAACAACAAACTTACCAGCCATTATAGCTTTAACAACTCTATTGTTAGACACCCTATGCTTTGAAGAAGCAGTAATTACGACAACTGAGCTCTCCCTGAATAGCTTTTCTTCTTCTACTAAGTTGAACCATTTATAATTACGCCCAAAATCATAACCCATAGTTTCAATCATTTTTCTGGTGGGATTCTTAGACATGACTTTCATCCCTCTTCTATAATGCTTATAAAAGCTATGTTGATGCACAGGATGACCATACCACATAACACCATCACTTTCCATATTAGGTGGGTGCTCTTGGTTCTCATACATGTCTTCTATACAAAATATCCTTCTATTAGCTGGTCTATTCTTACCTTCTTTCCTAAAGATGTCTATATTCTCTTGAGTCGACGCTGAAATACAATATGCCCCATCAGTAATACCGCCAACATCATTATTCATCTCATCCCCACTCCAACTTGCTAAATCATAGATATACGGTCTATTCTTAATTGGTCTATGATGAGCATTAGACAGGCAAATAGTCACATGACCAGCCTCCCCAAACTTGTGTCTTATAGGCCAATCCCAATGCTTAATAACATTTAATACTCTTAGCCTAAATTGAGCATTATAAGAATCAAATGTACCTTTATATCCAACACTAAAGTCTTCAGGGAAGAAACCTCTAGGTATTGTTTTACTATGCTCGATGCTTGTAACTAGCCCATCCTGTTGCGATATACTTTGTTTCCGTAATAGCTGGTAATCCCCAATGAGGGTGTGTCCAACACGCAGGAAATATAATAGTATCTCCCTTAACGGGCTGATAAGTTACTTTTTGGTACTGCCATTCAGTTTCGCCACCATTTTTAATGGTGTTTAGATAGGTAACCCATGTCAATTTACGCATAAGCTTACCTTTTACAGGGCCACCGTCCTCTAAGTGCCGTGGAGAATAGGCGTTTAATGGGTCAAATCTTTGTAAATTGAAGGGCTCGGTTCTGAACCAATCTCCAGAATGGTCTATCCAGACAAACTTCTCTCTATACTGTGAGAAACAATAATCTACTTGCTGTAGATACTTTTTCTTTACATCCTCATCCATCACACCACTCGTTATCCGATGGTAACCCCTTACTTTATCAAAATGAGAACTATTATCAAATAGTCTATGAATTTCAGCTAATACATCATCACAAACAGAAAGATTTATTTTCCAACCACTTATGAAGGATTCGCCCTTCTGTTTTATTTTAACTTCTTGCACTAGTCGTTTTCACTGGAAGCGTATAAAGGATATGCTGAGCCTGCCACAGCGGCGGCTACAGCCCCAAGCTTGAGAACCCTATGCCCTTTTAAGGCGTATTTTAGGGCACTGACGGGACTTTTTGTTACTTCCTTTACTGCTTGCTTCCCAGCGGCTACTCGCCCCTTCTGTCGTGCTAAACTAATATTAGTACGACTTCTCAATCTTTTGTCATCTAGCAGGCTAAAAGAGTGTCCTTTAAAAGGATTAGCGGCGGTAGTATAGTACTTGTTCCCTCCTTGCGGTGTCCAAGTAGAATGGTAATCATTTAAAATAAGTGGTGGTCTTTTTTGAACACCTAATTGTTGTGACCCGGGTAAGTCTTGAAAGTCAGACACCATAACTCTAGCGGCTACTTTTAACTGCCCTCTGTCCATAAATGGTCTAT